CTAGTGCGGGATGATGGCGATGCGCTGAGAGGCGCGGGTTCCGGGCGTAATCACGATCTGAGCAACGAGCGACCGGATGTACTCGCGTCGCTCGGCGACTTCGAGATCATCCCAGCGGTCGAGGAGCACGGGTAGCACCGTCACGGGTGCTACCCGTCGCTTCTTCGACGTCCGAAGCTCCTGTTCCAGTGCCGCTGCCTCCGCCGCCCACCGGTCCCGGAGCGTCTCGTACGAGGCCTGCGGGAGCCCCATGATGAGGCGCTGTTCAGCGAGCACGACCTGCTTGTTGGCGAGCTCCGAGAGACGTCGCTCGAGTTCGGCGGTAGCGTCTACCGGCGCGGCCTCCGGGAGGCGACTGATGCTCTCCGCGATCTCGCTGTGCGCCCGGTCCCGGCTCTCGCTCAGCCATGCCAGCACGGCTTTGTCGATCTGCTTCTCGAGGATGTAGCCGCCCGCATGAGCGCGCTTCTCGGTGCCGTAGCGACACCGATAGGCCCGCGACGCGTCTCCGCCGGAAGTGCTGCCGTGCATCTTTGACCCGCAGGTGCACCAGAGGATGCCGGAGTAGGTGTATTCAGAGCGCTCGGTGCGCCGGTTGACGCGGCGGCGATTGCGCGTCTCTAGGTAGGCTTCCCACTCGTCTCCGTCGATCACAGGCTCGTGGACGCCCTGTTTCACCTCGCCGCGGTACGTGATGACACCGGCACCGAATCCGGCGTCGAGAACACGTCGTAGCGTCTCCTGCGTCCATAGACCGTCGCCGCCCCTCGGCCCGTATCCGGCGACCGGCCGGGTCGGGCCCTTGTTCAGCCATTCGATGAGCGCGTAGAAGCTCTCCCCCGCGATGTACCGCCGATAGGCCGCCGCGAGGATCGGACCGCTCACGGGATCCGGCGCGAATGACTTCGACTCCTTGTCGTAGACGTACCCGAACCGCGGGCGGCCGTTGATCGGCTTGCCTTCGCGGAATCGCCGGGCGTGCGAGTCCTTCCAGCCTTCCCCAATGAGGTCGGCTTGGTAGGCGTTGAGCTCGCCGAGCATCCCTCGCGCGAACCTACCCGAGGCCGTAGCGGTCTCGATCGGCTCAGTGGCGGAAAGGATCGCGCCGCCGGCGGTGTCGACGCTGTCGATCGCGATAGCCCACTTGAGCCGATTGCGCCCGGTGCGCGAGAACTTCCACACCACGATGACGTCGATCTCGCCGCGCTTGAGCCGTTCGACCGACTGGTCCAGTCTCGGCCACCATGCAGACCGGACGCGAGACCCTGACTCGTCGATCCCTTCGACCCAGTCGACTATGTCGATGGCGTTCGAGGCCGCGAACGACTCGATGGCGTTCCTCTGGATATCGGGCGAGGTCATCCCGTCGCGCTCTTTGGACACTCGAATCATGCCGAGACCGCGCCGTCGCTGTGGGGGCTTCGAGCCCTCGATAGCACTTCGAGCAGTCATACCGTTCCCCTCGTCGTCACGCCGTGACTCCCGGCGTCCTTCACATCGAGAGTCCGCCGTTCGTCTCCGTTTCGGTCCCGCCGGCACGAATCGGGCGATGAGCAGACACCTCTGATGGAGGCGACGCGAACCGCCAAAGACCCTGATTTACCGGGGATTGGCGGTGCGGTCACGCCGTGACTCCTGGCGTGAGTCTCCGCGTGAGTCCGGCTTCCCCGACCCGACCCGACCCATATCCCCTCTCTTACGAGAGGGGATCGCGTGCGCGCGTGGCGCACTCCCCCTGTGGATAACTGATTCATGCCAGTGCTCCCACTCGCTGCGACATGAACGACCACTGCCCGACGCCGTCACGCGCATTCGCGTAGGTCACGCCGCGAAGGGGCGTGAGGCACAGTTCCTCGTAGTCCTCGATGATGTCGACCGTCACCGAGAACTCCTCAGCGAGCCAGTGCTGATCATGGTTGACGCGCTCCAGGCGCGCGTACTCGCTGGGCTCGATAAGCAACGTCGCAGCGTACTTCCGAGCGCGTCGCTCCGTCACGGGGTCGGTGCAGTCATGGCCGTAGTAAGCATGACCGCACTCATGAGCGAGAGTCGATCGATGCTCCGGCAGCGTCAGCCCGAGGTTCAGGGTGATGACTCGGTCCAGGGTGTCGGTCTGGCCGGACATCGAATCACCGAGATCCCAGACGCGCACGCTATAGCCAAGCTGCGTGGCGTGGCGTAGAAGCTGTCTCAACCGTTTCTTCCTCAGTGGTCAGCGGGGTGCTCGCCCGGGGCGTGCTGATCGGTTTCGCGCGGCGTCCGATTCTTGGCCGCGATCTTGCTACGGTCCATGGTTCGCGGAGGGAGCATCTCAAGATCCTCTGCGGAGGTGGGGACATTCAGCGCGCGCAGCGGAGCGACCGGCGCCTCTGTGGCCTCCACTCGCGTCAGCAGCTCGCGGGCAAGCTCGACCGTGGCGAGGTCGCCGACACCGATCTTCACCTCGCGGATCTCGGCCTCGTCGTCCGTGATGTATTCGCCTTCGGCCAGCGCCTCGACCACAGGGCGGCCGTAGCTGCGCGCGAACTTCAGGACGAAGTCGACCGCTGGCCGGCTCCCCTGCTTCCAGCGGGTCACATTCGACTTGTCGATGCCGACGCGGTCTGCGATCTCGTTGTTGGGCGCGCCGGCCGAGACCGTCCGCACATAGCTCCACCACCGGGTGTCTGTCATGCCTGTCATCGTAGTTGCACAACAACAACAGCGCAAGGGAGTGCAGCAATCCAATTTGGAGTTGCACAACAGTCGAAGGGGTGTTAGCTTCGGTTGCAGGCCAGCAATCGCTGGTTGCACAACTGAGCGGAAGGGTGTCGCAGATGGCCACTCTCAGCATCGACACGGAGGCATTCGCCGCAGTGCGAGCTTCCCAGGGTCTCGACACGGTGCAGGCGCTCGCGACTGCTCTCAGCCTCGACAAGGGCACGGTGTCACGGGCCCTCAACGGCGAAACGGCCCCGGGACCGAAGTTCATCTCGTCCGTGCTTCTCACGTTCCCGGTGAAGTTCGAGGACGTCTTCACCATCGTCGACGTCGCTGCTCCGGCGCAGACCCAGACCGTCCCCGTCCCGGCTGCAGCATGACTGTCACGCCGCTCCCCGAGGTCCGTCGGACTCCCTCTGACGAGGCGTGGCGACGGTCCGGCGAGGTCGGCGCACGCATCATGCGGAACCTCGCGGAGCGCGAAGCACGCGCTGAGGCCGAACGCCTCGCGGCTCACGCCGCCTGATCCAACAAGAGAAACGCCCCCGCTGGCACGGGGGCGAATCGCAGAAAGGAGCACTCCAGATGCTCACCGAGATTCTATCCGTCGCACTCCCGGCACCGAAGCCGGCGAGCAGCCACATCCTGAACCAGTCGATCGTGGGGATCGGCTCGCCGGCTGGGGATTCCGGCACGACCGACCGGGGCGCGGTGGGTACTGCCGCCCCGGTCGAGTCGGAACCACTCGTACATCACACGACGCAGCTTCCCCGCATCGATGACACGGCCGCCGATGCAGGCCTCGAACTGACTCCGTGGGGTCGATGGCTTTCGCTCGCGGAGGCCCTGATCGGGCGCTCGCTCGAAGATGACGACGGTGCTTACCCGGCATTCGAGAAGGGCGTTCTCCCCGAGGTCTATGTCGGCGCTCAGGTCGAGCCGTGCGAGACGTGCAAGGTCCCGGGCGCGCCGGCGCACGAACCGTCTCGCCTGTGCCACTACCGTCCGCGGATCGTGACCCATTGCACCTGTCGGGCGTGCTTCTGATGGCCGCGCTCCGCTGGATGGCGTTCCTCATCGGCATCGAGTGTCTCGTGTGCCTGTTCTTCACACCGAGCGGTCCCTGGTCGACGGCGCTCGCGGTCCTGTTCTTCATCTGCTTCGTCACCGTCAGCTGGACGGTCGGAGCGTTCTCATCCACCGATTCTCGAAAGGCACCCACCTCATGAACGATCTCACCATCACACCCATCACCGTGGGCTCGCGCTGGCAGCAGCCGCTTCGGCCAGGCCCGCGAGGTAAGAAGCGGTTGCGCATCATCGAGGTGATCAGCGCTCCCACTCTCTCGAATCCGGTCGGCTACCGGATCTTGCGGAATGACGCCCACCCGCACCGCAAGGGCAAGATCGCGTCGATCCGCGTCGCAGACCTCCGCGCGAAGTACGAGGCGGTGTCCGCATGAGCGCTCAGACGTTCACCGTGCGCGACTACAAGGGCGTGCGAGAGATCTCGCTCTCCCCCGCTGGTCGACTCGTGCTCATCGCCGGCGGGAACGGCGCGGGCAAGTCGTCCTTCATCGACGGTCTGACCGAACTGTTCGACCCGCGAGGGTCGAAGCTCACCCCGAAGCCGATCCGTGAGGGCGCCGACGAGGCGCACGCCGAGTACGTCGACCAGGACCTCGACCTCAAGATCACGCGCCGCTGGACGAAGAACGGCAGCGCCGGCACTCTGACCGTCGAAACTCTCGACGGCGCGAAGTACTCCAAGCCGTCCGAGGTCGTCGCATCCCTTCTCGGCGGTGCGATCTTCGACCCCGTCGCGTTCCTGAACCTCGACGAGAAGAAGCAGCGAGAGGCCCTCCTCGAGAAGGTCGATCTGCCCTTCGATCTCGACACGCTCATCCGCGAGAAGGCGGGTGCCGAGCAACGCCGACTTGAGGCTGGCCGCGAGGTCAAGCGCCTCTCGGGAGCGCTCGCATCCCTCCCGAAGCCCGCCGAGGACACCCCCGAAGAAGAGACCGCGTCGGCGGATGTCCTCGCGGAGATCCAGGAGGCGCAGCGCATCGACCGCACCTGGCATGACGCATCCGCAGAATACGACGCGGCAGCCGCACGCTACGACGAGATCGCTCGTCAGATCGAGGATCTCCAGCGCCAGCAGGCCGCCGCGCAGGAGCGCCAGCAGACCGCCGCCGAGCGGCTGAACAGCCTCCCTGCGCAGATCCCCGTGGAACCGCTGCAGGACCGCCTTCGCGGGCTGGAAGCGGTCAACCAGGCCGTGCGGGACCGGAAGGCATATCAGCGGACAGCTGCGGACCTCGCCGCCGCCCAGCACCAGCAAGAGGGCGCACAGGTCGCGCTCGACGCGATCGAGAAGACGAAGCGCGACGGGCTCGCAGCCGCCGAGTTCCCCGTCGACGGCCTCTCGGTCGACGAGGACGGCGTCACGTTCGACGGCGTCCCGTTCAGTCAGGTCAACTCGGCCATGCGCCGCCGCATCGCGTTCGCGATCGCCACCGCCGGGGACCCGAAGCTCAAGCTCGTCATCGTCAAGGACGGCGACCTGCTCGACTCCGACTCGCTCGCCGCGATCGCGGACCTCGCCGAGGACCGGCAGTTCACGGTCCTCGTCGAGCGTGACCGTGACGAATCTCGCAGCATCGGCTTCACCGTCCGCGACGGCGCACTGGCCGACGACGAGGTGGCCTGATGTCCACCGCACCTGACATGACGGTCGTCGAGTTCGCGACCATGCACGCTGACGAGTGCAACTGTGGCACCGAGCGCACCGAACACATCCGCACCCATGTGGACCTGCTCATCGAGACGGCCGTCATGCACAGCAAGCACCTGTGGCGGGTCGGTGTCGATAGCGAAGGTCGGGTGTCGCTGATCTGGCTGTCTCAGCCCGAGGCCGAGTGGCACCGCCTCATGGCTCAGGCGGCCGAGATCATCGTGCTCAAGTCGGCGTTCGGGCTCAACTGATGAGTGCCCTCGCGCTGCTCGATCGAACCCTCGCGGACACCGCTGATCCGTCGTCATGGGACCGCGTGCACGCCCGCGTGATCGGTTCCTACCAGGCCGGCGCATTCGCGAAGCCGGAGAGCGTCGAGACGTACGTCCGGCAGATGCTCGCCCCGCGCGATTTCAAGGGCAACGATGCGACCCGCTCCGGCGTCCGCTGGGAGCCACTGCTGCTCGCTTGGGCCGGTGCCGAGCCGAACAGCCTGCTGATCCACCACCCGGAGGAGAAGCAATTCGGCGCGACCGTCGACGGCACCGTGAAATGTCGGATCGCCGAGACCAAGGCCAAGCACAACAAGGTCGTGACTGGTCCGACCCCGCGCGAGATCCGTCAGATGGCGTGGCAACTGCACTGCCTCCCCGAGTACGAGGGCGCAGATTTCGTCTGGGGCGAACTCGTCCGGGCGTTCGGCCCCGAGGGGTGGCGTCTCCGCCGCGACCCTCAGACTCTCCACTTCGACCGCGACCACCCCCAGATCGTGGCCGCACTCGACCTCATCGTGCCGATCGCGCACGAAGTACTCGACGGCGTGAACGCCGCACTCCTCGAAAGGACCCCCTTCTGATGTCGACCGACCTCGCCCTACCTACGTCCGTTCGGCCCGAGTCCTGGAACGCTGACACCGCGGCGATGATGGAGTTCGCCGGGCTGACCTGGATCGATCAGCGCCCGGACCCGCAGAACCCTGGCCAGACGGTCGCGGTGCGCTCCTATGCCCCTTCCGGCATCATGGCCGCGTTCATCGGCGCGTGCGCTCGTACTGGTCTGGATCCGACCGCGAAGCAGATCTACGCCGCCCTCATGGGCGGGAAGTGGACTGTCCTCGTCGGCATCGACGGCATGCGCGTAGTCGCGCAGCGCACTGGCCAGTACGACGGCCAGGACCCGATCGAGTGGCAAGCCGCAGCGGATGGCCCCTGGACAACCGTGCCGCCAAAGACTCCCTTTGCCGCCCGGGTCCGCGTCTACCGAAAGGGCATCAGTCGCCCGATCGAGCAGACCGTCACATTCGCCGAGTTCGGCGGCGCGAAGAACAACTGGGACAAGCGCCCCGCGCACATGCTCGGCATCCGCGCCGAGTCCCACGCCCTCCGCCGCCTGTTCCCGATGGAACTCGCCGGGCTGTACACGCCCGAGGACTTCCAGGACGACGTCGACACCACCGACGCCATCACTGCCGCGGACTCCGAGCCGTGGGGCGACCTCATTGCCGGAGCAGAGGATCGAGCCGCACTCGACGCCATCGCAGAGCGCCTCGCGGCCAGTGGCGAAGGCACCGACAAGCTGCGCGCCGCATGGCTGGCGCGCGCCGGACTTCTCTCCCGCGAGGCGAACACGGTGGACGCTGACGTGGTCGACGAAGAGGCACAGGCCCCCGCTGAGGACGCGGCTGCTGCTCCCGCAGACGCGGTTGAGCCGGACCCGGAAAGCGCGCCGGATGCCCCGGCTGCGTCCTCAGCGGGCATGACCGAAGCGGAGTACGAGGCCGCGGAAGCCGTCCGGTATGACGCCGCTGTGGCAGCCGGGGAGGTGCCGCGTGACTGACATCGTCGACGGCAGCACAGGCGAGCTGCGCCTGTCCGCCGCGGAGCGCGCCGTGCGCGAGATGCTCGCCATTCCGGCTGGCATCTATGGAGCGCCGATGCTCGGGCAGATCGATCAGATGATCACGGACATCGCCGACACCCTCGACCACATCGCGCACGTGATCGTCCTCCTCTACGAAGACCGCCACCGCGCCGAGGAGACGTACGAGGGCCGATTCTCCGACCTCATGGTCATGCATGAGAAGGCCGGCGCGGTGCTCGCGCGGCAGTACGCGACTTCCAAGACGAAGGACGAGCGTCACCAGCTGAACCTCGCGAAGGAGAAGCTCCGCTACGCCGAGGAGATGCAGAAGGCCGTCCAGAACCGCAGCTTCGGCCTCATGAACATCGGCAAGCGGATCAGCGCCTCCGTCGGGATGGGGCTCCGATGAAGCCCTACGTTCACCGGCTTCCGGTCTGGCTCGACTTCGAGCGGCCCTGGATGGTCATCACGATGACCAGCGCCGGATTCTTCGGCACATGGGCTGAGGCCTACGAGCACGCCCACCAGATCGCATAGACCACCACGAGAAAGGACATCCCAGGTGGATACCAAGAAGAACGACGAGAAGCCGCCGAGCTTCGCGGCGATGCTCGCCCAGGTGCGCCCGCGCACCGATGTCGAGGCCGCCGAGACGCTGCGCAAGGTTATCGAGGCGGTGAAGGCGACTGGGAAGGTCGGATCGATCACGATCCGCCTCGACGTGAAGCCCGCTGACGGCCTGACCGACGCGGTCGTGGTCTACGACAAGATCGCGCAGAAAGTGCCAGAGAAGACCCGCGAGGGCTCGATGGCGTTCATCACCCGAGAGGGCGACCTGTCGCGCACGGATCCGTCCGCGATGCCGCTCTGGGAGGAGGAAGTGCGCGATGCCGGCGTGCGCTTCGACGCTGGCACCGGTGAGGTCAAGGAGGCCCCGGGAGCATGACCACCATCGAAGAAACGAAGACCGAGAACGCTGTCGCGGCGGAACTCGCGCAGCAGGCCGTCGAACCGAAAGAACTCGCTGTCGGCGAGGTCTACGCGATCGCAGATGGCGAGGGCAAGGTCAAGGTCGTCACCACTGACGAGTACGACGAGCACCCCCGCCACGAGACGGCATCGCGCAGCGTCACCGACGCGGAGTCGCTGGTTCGATACGTGAACCGTCACGCCGTCGACGGCACCGAGGTTTACGCCCACATCAAGTCGTCGAAGGTCATCGCGGTGATCGACTCGCACGAGAGGGCTGGCGGCGATCCTGGCTGGCAGAAGCACAAGGTCAGTCTCGACCTTGAGCACTCGAACGCTTGGCTCGCGTGGGTCGCCGCTGACGGGAAGCTCGTCGATCAGGCCGAGTTCGCCGACTTCCTCGACGACCGGTACCTCGACGTCATCGACCCCGACGCCGCGCGGATGATCGACATCGCCCGCACGTTCCAGGCGAAGACCAAGGTCGAGTTCGAGAGCAGCATCCGTGAGGCCAGCGGCGACGTGACGCTGAACTTCACGGAGGACACGGCCGCGAAGGCCGGCCAGAAGGGTGACATCGAGATCCCGTCCCGCATCCAGCTCGCTCTTCGCCCGTACATCGGTGGCCCGATCTACTCCATCTGGGCGAGCTTCCGCTACCGCCTCCGCGGCGGATCGGTCTCCCTGGGCTTCAAGCTCGAACGCCCCGAGCTGATCCTCGAGGCGGCTTTCGCGGACATCGTCACCGAGATCCGCGACGGCAAGACCGACAAGCGCGCGAACGCCGACTCTACGGAGCTCGTCGAGACGCGCGTGCACGACGGCATCGGGGACGTGCCGATCTTCTACGGCCGCCCGGCCGCGTAAGCCCGTCCGGGCCTCCCACGGCGTATCCCCCGGTCGCCGGCCCGGACGAAACGGGGGCCGAGCTGATTGCAGCAGCTCGGCCCCTCAACCCACACATCTCATCCCGTAGCAGGAGTCTCAGCGTGAGCCTTTCCATGATGCCCGACCCCGCGTCGGAGCAGGTACAGACCGACACCATTCCGACGATCAAGAAGCCGCGCCGCAACCGGGCATCGGCGAAGAAGGCGGGCAGTTCCTTCGAGCGCGCTCAGGCCGATTGGCTCGCTGCACGCATGAACGACGACCGTATCGACCGTCGCGTGAAACACGGGTCGAAGGACCGTGGAGACATCTCCGGTGTCCGCACGATCCGGGGTGGCCGCGTTGTCATCGAGTGCAAGAACACCGCCACGGTCTCCCTGCCCGCGTGGCTGCGCGAGGCCGAGACAGAGCGCCTCAACGATGGCGCCCTGGTCGGCGTCGTCATGCACAAGAAGCGCGGCACCACGGATCCGGCCGAGCAGTTCGTCACGATGACTGCTGAGACGTTCGCGATCCTCCTCGAAGGCGGGGTCGACCTGTGAACGCCGCTGATATCGCCCGCTTCTGGTCGCACGTTGACGTGAAGGGGGCTGACGACTGCTGGGAGTGGAAGCGCGCTCGATCCGCCGGGTACGGCCGGTTTGCCGCCGACGGTCGGATGCTCGTCGCGTCCCGTATCGCGTTCGTTATCACGCACGGAGAGCTCGGCACCGACGAAGCCCGCCACACGTGTGACAACCCGCCGTGCTGCAACCCGGCGCACCTGATCCGCGGGACCCACGCCGAGAACATGGCCGACATGGCGCGCCGCGAGCGCTCGCCCCGTCGACGTCTCACCGGCGGGCAGGTCCTGGACATTCGATCCCGCGCCGCCGTCGGTGCCCGCGTGACCGACCTCGCCGCCGAATACGGCGTCACCCCCTCGAACATCTCGCAGATCGTCTCTGGACGCATCTGGAAGCACATCGGAGCAGCAGCATGACCACCTGGCCCGACACCATGACCGTCGCCCCCATCAGGCAGTGGCCGGGCGAACTCACCCGCGTCCGGAAGAGTGCCTCGTTCCGCGCGGGCCTCACCGCGACCCTCGACCTCCTCGACCGTGAGATCTGGCACCTCACCGACACTCGCAATCAGCGCGAGTCCGCCGAGCTCCTCATCGCGATCCCCCTCGGCGACAAGCTCTGGCGTCTCGACGGCCGCCCGCGCGCGCACGCCGTCGCCGAGCACCCGGGCGTGATCTTCTCCCTCGATTCGAAGCACGGGCACCTCTCGTATCCGTGCGACACGTTCACCACCTGGCAGGACAACCTCCGCGCGATCGCCAAGGCACTCGAAGCGCTCCGCATGGTCGACCGCTACGGGGTAACCCGCCATGGTGAGCAGTACCGCGGGTTCCTCGCGATCGAGGCGACCGCGGCCCCGGCGGGGTTCGCCACCGCCGACGATGCCCTGGAGTTCCTGATGGACTTCCTCGGCGATGCGACCGGCGCGGCAACGCTTGCATCTCGCGGGGCACTGGTCAGTGCCGTGCGTGCCGCGAAGCGCTCGACGCACCCAGACCTGGGCGGTGACGCCGCGCAGTTCCAGCGGGTCACACTCGCCGAGGCGACGCTGCGAGAGGCAGGTCTCCTGTGACTCTCCTCACGCTGGCGACTGGTAACGACGGTCGCCCGTACGACGAGTTCCTCCGCGAGAAGGTCGCGTTCGACCGGACCTTCGGGTTCGATGTCCGCGACGAATGGCTGTCGCCGATCATGCGCCCCGGTCACGAGCACTTCAAGCCCCACCAGGCCGACATCGTCAAGTGGGCGGTGAAGGGCGGACGACGCGCGATTTTCGCCCGCTACGGCCTCGGCAAGTCCGTCATGCAGTTGGAGATCCTGCGACTGATCGTCGAGCACGGCCCCGCGATCCGCGGCAGCCGCGACGCGTTCGGTATCGAGACCCGCCGCGGGCTCATCGTGGCCCCTCTCGGCGTGCGCTTCGACATCATCGCCGACGGACGCGACCTCCTCGACACCGAGGTGCGGTTCGTCCGATCGACGGCCGAGGTCGACCAGTCATGGTCTGGTCTCTACGTCACGAACTACGAGTCCGTGCGGGATGGCAAGTTCGACCTGTCGCTGTTCGTCGCGGCGTCGCTCGACGAGGCGGCCGTGCTGCGCTCGTTCGGCTCCGAGACGTATCAGCGGTTCCTCCCGCTGTTCAACGACGTGACGTACCGGTTCGTCGCGACCGCGACGCCGGCGCCGAACCGACACAAGGAGCTCATCCACTACGCCGGCTTCCTCGGCATCATGGACACCGGCCAGGCGCTCACGCGGTTCTTCAAGCGGGACTCCTCGAAGGCGGGCAACCTCAAGATCCACCCGCACAAAAGGCGCGAGTTCATGCTGTGGCTGAACACGTGGGCGTGCTTCATCCAGCGGCCTTCCGACCTTGGCTACTCCGACGAGGGCTACGCGCTGCCACCGCTCGAGGTGGTCTGGGATGAGGTCGAGGTCGGCATCCTCTCCGACCAGATCGAGAAGGACGGTCAGGGCGTTCTCGTGCGCGGCGGCGCGAAGTCCGCCGTCGAGTCGGCGCGCGAGAAGCGGCACACGCTGGAGGCTCGGATCGCCCGCGCGATGGAGGTCGTGGCGGCGCACGCGATCGACCGCTCCACGACGCAGATCATCCTGTGGTGCGATCTGAACGACGAGCAGGACGCGCTCGAGTCGGCGCTCCGCAAGGCCAACATGTCGTTCTCCTCGATCCACGGTTCGCTCTCGGATGAGGAAGTGGAGCAGCGGCTCGGCACGTGGCTCAGCGGGCACACTTACGCGCTGATCGGGAAGCCGATGATGCTCGGCCGCGGCCTGAACCTGCAGCAGTGCTCGACGGCCGTGTTCGTCGGCGTCACGCACAAGTACGAGCAGACCGTGCAGGCGATCCACCGCATCCACCGCTTCGGACAGCGGCGGGCGTGCACCGTGCATCTGCTCTACGGCGAGACCGAGTCCGACGTCCGCGACAACCTGCTCACGAAGTGGCAGGAGGACGACGCGCTCACCGACACGATGAGCGACATCCTCCGCGAGTTCGGCCTTGACGCGACCGCCGTCTCCACCGAGCTCGCCCGCGCCATGGGAGTCGAGCGCGAGGCATGGTCAGGCCAGCACTGGGAGATCGTGCTGAACGACTCGGTCGTCGAGTGGCGTGATCACGTCTCCTCCGACTCGATGGGGCTGATCGTCACGTCGATCCCCTTCGGCGGCAAGTACGAGTACTCGCCCAACTACGCCGACTTCGGCCACGTCGACGACAACGGCCAGTTCTGGTGGCAGATGGACTACCTGACTCCGTCGCTGCATCGTGCGCTCATGCCCGGCCGGATCCTCGCGGTGCACGTGAAGGACTTCCCGCTCTACGGATCCGTCACCGGCACCGGCGTCTACACGTTCGACACGATGCACGCCGAAGCGATCGCGCACTACACCGGCCACGGGTTCGACTACTTCGGCATGATCACCGTCACCACCGACGTCGTCCGCGAGAACAACCAGACCTACCGCCTCTCGTACTCCGAGATGACGAAGGACCACTCGAAGATGGGCGTCGGCTCCCCCGAGTACGTCCTGCTCTTCCACAAGCCGCAGACGAACCGCTCCCGCGGATACGCCGACCTCCCCGTGTCGAAGGACAAGGCTGACTACTCGGTAGGTCAGTGGCAGATCGACGCCGCGGCCGAATGGCGCACCGGCGGCGACCGCCTGCTGACCGGCGACGATCTCGCCGCGCTCGAGGTCGGCGTCCGCTCAAAGCTGTTCACCGCCCAGTCCGAGCGCACGGTCTACGACTACGACGCGCACGTGGCCCTCGCTGACCGCCTCGCCGCCGCCAACGCGCTCCCGGGCACGTTCGCGTCTCTCGTCCCCGGCTCGTGGCGCGATGACATCTGGACCGACGTGCTCCGCATCGACACGCTCAACAGCGAGCAGCGCAAGCGCGAGGTCGAGGCGCACATCTGTCCGTTCCCGCTCGACATCCCCCGCCGCCTGATCCGCATGTACTCGAACCCCGGCGAGCTGGTCGGGGACCCGTTCAGCGGTCTCGGCTCCACGGTCCTCGAAGCGGTGCGCCAGGGACGCCGCGGTTTCGGATCCGAACTCAATCCCGTGAGCACTGCCGACTCGGTCGTCTACCTCACCCGTCACGACAACGAAGCGAACGCACCCACGCTGTTCGACCTTCTCGACCTCGAAGGGAGCGCAGCATGAGCCTGCCATTTCTCGACTTCTTCGCCGGATTCGGCGGCGCAAGCAGCGGACTCGTGGAGGCCGGGTTCACGCTCGTCTCCGCCTACAACCACTGGGAGAAGGCTATCCAGGTTCACTCCGCGAACCATCGGGACGCCGATCACGTCCAGGGGGATCTGTCCGGCTACGACATGCGACGACTTCCGCACGCACCCGTGCTCTGGGCCTCCCCCGAGTGCACGTGGCACTCGCCGGCCGGTGGTCGCAAGAGGGTCACGGCATCCGCGCCGACGCTGTTCGGTGACGACCCTCTGCCGCCCGAAGCCGGCGTCCGTTCCCGAGCGACCATGTACGACCCGCTGCGCGCCGCCGAGGCCCGCAACTTCGACGTGATCCTGATTGAGAACGTCGTCGAGGTCGCGTCCTGGCCACTGTTCGAGCCCTGGCTGCGCATGTGGGAGTCGCTCGGCTACCGCTGGAAGATCGTCAACGTCAACGCGGCGCACATCTACTCTGACACGAACGCGCCGGCCGGGCAGTGGCGTGACCGGATCTACATCGCGCTAACTCGGAAGGGCGTCCCACAGCCTCGCCTCGAGCCCGCCCCGCCAGCATGGTGCCCGCAGTGCGACTCCGTCGTGTCGACCCGCCAGCACTGGAAGAAGCCGACGCCCGAGGGCGCGCCGCGGTTCGGGAAATATGGCACGCAGTACGTCTACGTCTGCGACGGCGGGACGCACGCGCTGCAGGTCGTGGAGCCTTACGTGCTGCCTGCGGCGTCCGTCATCGACTGGTCCGATCTCGGCATCCGTCTCGGCGACCGCCCGTCGCTGGGCATGCGGAAGCTGAGCGCAGCGACCCTTCGGCGCATTGAGGTCGGCCTGAGGATGTTCGCCCGACCCGCTGTCGTCGCGAGCTCGGGGCAGACCTGGGACGCAGCGAACCCGCGCCACCCGCGCTTCGGTGCGCCCGACTCGTACTACCGCGCGTGGGACTCGCTCATGCCGCTGATGGCACGCCAGGCCGGCGGCACCGGCGACGGCATCGCAGTCCCGCCCTACATGCTCGCCGTGAACCACGACGGTGACGCCCGCGCCCGCGAACTCACCGCGGGACCGCTGCCGACGCGCTCCACGAAGATCGGCGACGCACTCGCCTTCCCGCCGTTCATCTCCCACCAGTACGGGGAGCAGGCAGGATCTGAGCGACGCAACAGCGACCCGGCCGCGACAGCGCTCGGCGCAATCACGGCCGGTGGCGCGCATCACAACCTCGTGGTCCCGCCCTACATCGCTGAGCTCTACGGCACGAGCAGCGTCCGCGGCGTCGAGAACGAAGCTCTGTCGGCCATCACCGCAGGCGGCAGTCACCACGGGCTCACCGTCCCGCCTGGAGCGTTCCTCTCGAAGCATCACGGCGGACTGGACTACGCGCGCATCGAGCATATGAATAAGAGCGTCGATGAGCCCCTGCCCGGCATGGTGGCGCGTCCCAACGTCTCTCTCGTCGTGCCCGAGCGGACTCGACCGAAGTCGATGTACGAGGGCGACCTACCGTTCGACCTCGACGACGTCCGATTCCGGATGCTCGGCCCCAAGGAGCATCTGCGCGCGCAGCGGTTCCGGGACGAGTACGACACGTCGGCGGCGAACAAGAGCGAGACGACGCAGGGCGCCGGCAACGCCGTCGCGGTGAACGTCGCCCACTGGATCGGCGACGACGTCAACGAGGCCCTCGGAGTCGCCGCGTGAGCACGTCGTTGGCGCATCCGCGCCCCTCCCCTGACACCCTCCCTCACGACGATCCCCGCGGCCGCTGCCGCCCGTCGTGCTGCAAGACCCCGTACTTCTGCCGCACCACGTACCGGTGCGCATGCCACCAAGGAGACCTCATGGCAGACCGCGTATCCACAAGGGTCATCCTCGCCCTCGACCGCCGTGACGCGCTGCGCGGCCGCGCCTGCGTCATGAGCGGATCGCAGAGCGATCGCATCGTCCCACAGCACCGCCAGGGTGGCATGGGCGGCCGGAAGAACAAGCACCGCCTCACGAACGTGCTCTGGCTCGACTCCATCCTCAACGGCTGGATCGAGTCTGACGCGGAGTGGGCCGCTCAGGCGCAGGCGTGGGGTGTGAAGGTTCCTGTCTGGGTGGACGACGAACGCCGCGTGCCGGTGTACTTCGCCAACGAGGGCCGCTGGTACCGCCTCGAAGGCCAGAGCCGCCAGGAGATCGCGGCAGACGTCGCGATGCAGATGATGATCGATGTCTACGGCGAGGTCGAGTACTTCCGGCTCAAGGCCATCGCTGACGACACCGCGCGCGCACGCCTCCTCAGCACGAGGGCGGTCGGCTGATGGTGTGGTTCAAGGTCGACGACTCGTTCTGGTCTCACCCGAAGGTGCTCCCTCTCTCGGCCGAAGCCGTCGCGCTGTGGGTGCGTGCCGGCGCCTACTGCGCGCAGCAACTCACCGACGGGCACGTGTCGATGCAGGCGCTCCGCATGCTCGCCGACCGCGACGCGGCCGTGGAGCTCACGAACGCGGGCCTCTGGGATCTCGCCGACGGTGGCTTCCAGTTCCACGACTGGGCTGAGTACCAGCCGACGCGCGACCACGTGCTGACCGAGCGGGCGAAGGCGACTGAGCGAAAGCGGAAGTCGCGCACTGCGTCACGCACTCAGTCACGACCGGAGTCACGCCGTGACACACGCGGAACGGATGCCGTGATCGGCGTTCGCACCAGCCCGCCCAAGCCGCCCGCGCTCGATCCCGCCACGCTCTCCCCCTTCTGCGCGAAGCACACGCCGGCAGGCCCGGGCGGCCGATCCTGCCGGGCGTGCGGAGATGCGAAGTTCGCCCTCCTCGCGGCACAGGCCGCGGCGAAGTCGAAGCCGACACCGACGCCCACGCGCGACCCCGAGTGCGAGATCCACCCCGGATATCCGCTGCCGTGCGATCGCTGCGCTCGTGACGCAGAGGAGGCCGGCTGATGCACGCAACGACCGCAGATGAGTGGTTCGACACGTTCATCGAGCGCCTCGAAGCCGACGCCCGCCGCGTGCGCCGCGCGATCTCCGAGGTGTACCGGCCGCTGCCCAGCGCGGTGCTCCGCGACCGCGCCTACGAGGCCGAGACCGAGCAACAACGCGCGCTCATCCGGCGCGCCAACGGCCAGGAGGTCACGCGATGACCGAGCGCACGTGCCCTCCGGAACACCGCCACGGCGAGAACCTCACCTGCTACATGGGCCACCGGTGCCGCTGCGCCGACTGCCGACAGGCGAACACGGACTACCAGTTCTGGCGACGCCACCAGCACGCCGCCGGCCGCCCGATGCCATCCGGACACGTCGACGCGACCGGCATGGTCCGCCGCATGCAGGCGCTCGCCTGTATCGGGTGGTCGTTTCAGACGACAGCGAAGCGCGCGGGTCTCGGAAGAGGCCGCGACATCGCCGCACGCGCCACGGTCACGCGAGCAACGGCAAGGGCGGTTGCCGCGGCGTACGACGAGATCTGGGCATCACCACCACCGATGAGAACGAGAGAGGAGCGAGCCGTCGCCGCGAAGGCGAAGGCCCGTGCTCTGCGCGAAGGATGGGCACCTCCGCTCGCCTGGGACGACGACATCGATAACCCGGACGCCCGTCCGGCCGAATGGAAGGAAGCAGCATAGCCATGGTAGGAGAAACGGTCATCACCGTCGTGGGGAACCTCACGGCCGACCCCGAACTGCGGTACACGCAGAACGGACTTCCCGTCGCGAACTTCACGATCGCGAGCACGCCTCGGAACTTCGACCGTGCCGCGAATGAGTGGAAGGACGGCGATGCGCTGTTCCTCCGTGCATCCGTGTGGCGCGAGTTCGCCGAGCACGTGGCGGGTTCGCTGACGAAGGGCATGCGCGTCATGGCGCAGGGCCGTCTGCGTCAGCGCTCCTACCAGGACCGCGAGGGCAACCAGCGCACCGCGATCGAGCTGGAGGTCGACGAGATCGGCCCCTCGCTCCGGTACGCGACCGCGCAGGTCACCCGTGCCGCGTCCAACCACGGTGCCAGCGCATCCGCCGGCGCACAGTCCGCACCCGCACAGACGACCGACGAACCGTGGGCCACCCCCGGATCCTCGACGTCGACGGATGCCTGGTCGACAGGGAGCTTCGGCGATGACACCCCGTTTTGACGACGAGCCCCCTGCCACATGGCGGGCACGCTACGACGGCGCATGCGCCGCCGGCTGCGGCTTCCGGATCCACCCGGGCGACATGGTGCAGCGAGTCGACGGCCAGATGGTCCACCACGGCTGCATCCCCGACGAAAGCCCCGAGCCGGAACCTCGCCCCAACTGCCCATCCTGCTTCATGGAGATCGCCCTGAACGGAGCCTGCTCGTGCTGAACCTCTCCCCCCTCGCCGACGTCGGCCGACTGCTCTGGTACGTGATCAGAGGAGGGCAACGAGACGCCGTCGATGAGATCGTGACTCACCTCGAACGCCTCGACCCGCTACGCGTTCTCGGCGCCGACATCGACCAGCGCATCCGCGACGCCTCGATGCTCGAAGCCGCCGGCGTCCCTTCGCCCGACGTCGCCCTCATCGCGAAGATCTGGGCACAGGGGCACCTCGGCGCTCAGGAGCTTCACCAGCTGCACGAGCGCGGCATCAACGTGGCTCCGGCCGTCGACTGGGCTCGCCGCACCGGAAGGAACGCACGGTGAGCGCGCCGCGTCGAGTGCAGCTGTCGCGCGCGAAGGGCTGGCGGAAGCCGGAGAACACGGTCGTCGTCGCACGACCGTCGAGGTTCGGCAACCCCGTCAGGATCGTTCCCGTGTCGCGACGCGGACCGTTCGACCTTGAACGGGACGGCGTCGGCTTCATCGGTCAGAACGCTGACCTCGGAGGCGCGCGCCGAAGTGCAGTTGCGAGATACCGCGATCTGCTGCTGAACCACCCACACCTCGTACCTGTCTCGATCGACGAGATCCGCGTCGAGCTTGCAGGGCGGAACCTCGCGTGCTGGTGTCCGCTGGATCAGCCATGCCACGCCGACGTTCTGCTGGAGATCGCGAACGGAGGTGCGTCGTGAGGATCCTGACCGTGCGCCAGCCATGGGCATCGGCGATCGTCCACGGCGGCAAGGACGTCGAGAACCGATCGACGAACATCGCCGGAGGCTACCGCGGGCCGGTCGCGATCCATGCGGCGATCGGCAAGACCGCCACGCTCGATGAGCGTCAGGAGCGCCTGCTGCTCGCTGCCGACGAGGAAGGGCGGGGTGGCATCGGCGACTGGCTCGACGGCGAACCGATCGCGGGCGGCGTCATCCTCGGCGTCGTCGATCTTGTCGACGTGCATCGCGCGGAGGGCGTAGGCACCGGAATCAGCGCGGACCTCATCCGCGATCGCAATCTGTTCGCACTCAACGGCTCGTGCTCGCCATGGGCTGAGCCCAACGTGCACCATCTCCGCGGTAACGGATCGGATGGGGCAGTGACCGCGGTTCCGCGAGGACGAGCGCTCGGCCTCCGCACCCTCGACGACGACACCACCGCGCGAATCCTCGCGCAGATCGGAGACGCCACATGATCACCTGTGTTCGGAACCACCCCACGCGAGGCGAGCACCGCGTCACGTGCCCGGATCACCCCGGCTGGGCGGAGGAGCAGCGCCCCGGCACCTGCCGCGGATGCCTGCCCCGCGCTGCGGAGCGCGGCTTCCTCTGCACCGAGTGCTACGAGCGCACGGTCGAAGCGATCATCCAATGGGCGGATTTCGCCGCGCACGTCCGCGCAGCCGACGGCCGTCTGGTGTCTCCGGAGGGCGGCGCGGGCTCCTCGCCGAGCGGCTACTCGAACCTCACGCTCTCATTCCTCTCTCTCGACGAGTGTGAACGCCTGCTCGCGTCGCGAGACGGGCGCACAGTCGATCTGTGGGTGCACGACGAGGACGGCGCCCGCGACGCGATCCGCTTCGCCATCGCCGCCGAGCAGGCGTACCAGTCGCTCGAGGTCGAGGAACGCGAACGCGAGCTCGTACGAGAGCGCTGTCCGAACTGCAGTCGCCTCACCACCTACGGCCACGTCACGCGCGAAGAGCGCGGCGTCACCATCGTCACCTGCGATTTCTGCGGCCACGAACTCGCACGAGTCCGCGTCGGCGCCGCGCGCTGGTCGCGCGAACCCACCTGCGATGCGCTGATGCACGCCGACTGCGAAGCGCTCGACTGCCGGTGCATCTGCCACACCATGGGCACGCAGTCCCGCGTCGGCGGCGTCGAGGCGCTCTGGGATGCCGATCAGCACACGGTCGCCTCCCGTCGGCGTGCCGGCCGCAGCGTGCGCATCTGGCGCGAACCTCGCGCCGGCGGCTGGATCACGCACCGCACCCGCGGCGACGTGCACGCCCACCACGACACCTACCGCGCCGCCTGGATCATCCAGGACGCGCTGACCATCCACCACGAGCCCGAAAGGACCGCAGCATGACCGACAACGAGAAGACGATCGCCGACGATCAGTGGGCGCATGTCGAAGGCGCTCCCGTGGGGTGGCAGATGCGTCGTATCGGCCGAGTCATCGAGCTCCGCAACATCGATGCGACGGACTGGCTCGGCCGGCGAGTGTTCGAGGTACCGGAGCCGAGCACCCCGGCTCGCATCACCATCGGGCACGAGGGTGGCAACACCGTGAGCGGCACTCCCGAGGATGTGCTCAATCACGGGCACCTGAAGCCGGGTTGGCGGTATGTCGGATCAGAGCCGCAGGGCGAACCGTCCGACGCGCCGAAGGTCGTCACGCTCGACGACGTCTACGAGGTGACCGGACTCGACGCGCTCGTCACTGAGGCCCGCAGCCGTGGCGAGTGGTGCTGCGAGAACGGATGCGGGAGCGGGGCGTGCGAGACGTGCCCGTGCTGCACGGCCGGATGGTGCGTTTCAGGTGTCGACGGCCTTCCGGAAGACGCCGAGGCTCGGGAGTTCTGGCTCGAAGTTGCCGCCGAGTTCAACCCGGTCGCCGCCGCTCTGCGTGCTGCATCCGCCGTCACCGAGCAGGGAGAGAACCGATGAGCGCCATGGATGCTGCACAGAAGGCAGTGGATGACTACGCGGCTCTCGATCGAGCAATCGGCGGAGTCCTGTTCAACGTGTCGAATTTCCCGGAACGTGCGCAGGCCCGTCTTCTTGGGCAGAACATGCGGCCCCTCACCGAGAAGCTTGTCGACGCTGTTCAGGCCGCGGGATTCATCCGCGCCACCCCGGGAGAGAACCGAGAGGAACAGGCAAGCCATGAGTGAACGCAAGGAACCGCAGGCGACCCGCTACGACCGCGAGATCCGCCGAGTGGTCTTCAAATCCGACAACACGTACCGCGATCTCAAGCTGGGCGATCTTCGAAAGGTCGTGGCCGCAGCCGAGGGTATGGCTGACGAAGCGGAGGTGACCGTTGAGTCGCTCACCAAACACTGGCAACGTGCGGACGAGTGGATTCCGCGCGGCATTCGCATCACCGAGGAACTCCGCCTGGCTCAGCAGGGAGAGGCGGAGAACCGATGAGCACGCACACGAAGACGCCCGCCGAGGTCTGGCCGATGGATTGCATCGAGAACGGCTGCGACCACGGCGGGGGTGAGTACCTCGAGAACTGCCCCAGCGAGGTCGTCGACATCTGCAAGGAGTGTTCGGACGCGTCGTGGGCGGAGTACGAGGGCGGGGTCGTCCTCTGGTCGAAGCACGACGAGCACCTTGCCGATCTTGCGCAGCGAGAGGAGGAGAACCAATGACCGTTCGAATCGATGAGCACGGATACCTGATCGTGGGCAACTGCGCTCTGCCCGCCGCGGTGGTCCCCGCCGTGGAGGCGTTCTACCGAGAGAAGTTCGCGCGGGCTGGTGTCGTAGCCGAGGAACCGGAGCCCAGCGATCAGATCAAGGCGCTGCTGCGCGACCTGACCGACCCCGACGACTGCTGGTTCGACCACCACGGCGGATGCCAGGCGCACGGCTACCTCTCGCTGCAACCCGGTGAGAAGTGTCCACACGCCGAAGCCAAGGAGCTTCTCGCGTCGTGGGTGCCGGTGGAGCAGGAAGGAGACGAGGAATGAAGGTGTGGCATGACGAAGCACAACGTCTCGAGCGCACAGGCCACCTCGATCAGGGACCGTGCTGGTGCGCTGAGTGCGTTGCCGGCGAGATCGCCGCGTCGATCGTCGGCCCTGACTGCCGAGACGGGAAGCACGCCGCTTGCATTGGCGACGCGTGGGACGACATGACGGACGCCCCGGCCCCGTGCGGATGCCCGAGTCACGCGACGGGAGGGAAGGATGCCTGAGCCGAAGGAGTGGGTAACTGTGAAGGAGGGCGCGGCCCTCACCGGCAAGAGCGCGCGCACGATCTACGAGTGGGTGCAGAATGACCGCCTGGCGACGCGCCTTGACGCCCAGGGGCGCATGACGGTGCTCGCGAAGGCGCTGCTCAGGATCGAGCCGACGATCAGGCGTGGCCGGCCCCGCGGGAAGCCGACACGCCGGGACTGAATCTCCTCGAACATAAATACGCAAAATCCGCAATTGGTGCACGATAGAACGTAGATGGTGGAGCACTCCGCCCAGACGAAAGCCCCGGCCTCACACGAGGTCCGGGGCTTCGTTCGTTCAGGCTCAGCGCTGCGATGGCGCGACCGGCACCTGGAAGCGGCCCATCGTGTCGACCCACATCGGGCCTTCAACGATCCAGTCCCACGCCTTGGCGATCTCACCGATCTCCGCGAGCGAAGCATCGTCGTGTAGCCCGGCGAACCGCTGCAGTTCGCGCACCTCGCCGTCGGGGAACTCCTCGGACGGCGCGACGCGGAGATACCAGGCGTCATCCCCGCCGCGTTCGACCCAGAGAAGCTCCGGACGGACGCGGGTCGCGTGGAGCTTCCGGACGCCGTGCGGCGTCATGTGGAGCGCGTCGGCGATCTCCTGCCACGTCGCCTTCTCAGCGCGCGCTTCCTCGATGATCTGGGGTCGCTTCTGCCACTCGTTTCCGAGACGGCGAAGACGTGACAGTGCGGACATGCCTCCAAGGGTATCTGAGTTGCCTTTCACTGGTTAGTCCTCTCCGGGGATCGAGATGATGATGCAAGGCACCCCGGTGAGGTCGAACCCTTCGGCGTGCACCTCCAGCGAGACACCCTTCGGCCGTTCGGCGCGGCTCAGCTTTCCGCTCTCTGTGAGGTTCGGTACCCGTGCGACTCGCGCCAGCTGTGTGCGCCCCGTCTTGAGCGCGGCTGCCGCCGCGCGCCTCGCGACCATGAGCACATCCCGCCAGCGCGCATCCTCCGTCTGCCAGGTGCCGCCGCGGGTCCACTCGACCGCTTCGGCGTAAGCCTTCTGCGTGAGGAGCACCGGGAGCGCGTAGCCGGCCTCCAGCGTCGTCGCGGGGCTGAATCGGAGCAGGAGGCCGTCGCGCTCGGCGTCGGATGCTGTGTAAGCGTAGATGAGGTTCGTGTCGGTCATGCGATGATGGTAACTCAGTTGCAATCAGATAGGCAATAAAGTTACTATGAATACATGAGCACCGAACAGGCCAGCAGTCGGGCGAACACCGTCCTCAACCAGCTGCGTGAGGCTGCCGACATCCTGCGCAAGCCGCAGAGCGTCGTCGCCGCCAACTGGATTCGCGCCGGCGTCACCGCCAAGCCGTACAGCACCACCCGGCATGCGGGCATCACTCGCGCCGAGTACAAGCGCGCCCAGGCCATCGTCCAGCGCCTCGCCGGAACCGTCCGATGATGCACTCCACACCCGAGCAGAACCGCGCTCACCACCGCGACCTCATCTGGATGAAGGTCGGCGCCTCCGAGTACATGCGCGGCGATGGCGTCATCATCCGCAAGGACACCCGCACCCGCGGCTGGGTGATCATCCTCCCGGGCGGGAGGGTCGCCGCCATGCCCCGCCACCTCGAACCCGGCCGGGTGTTTGAGATCCTCCGAGCGTGCGCTCACTCCCTCACCGAGGCAAAGCGCATGGCCGAGCTCGTCACCGCGGAATCCCCCGCCGTGATGACCGTCGATGAATTCCGATCCCGCTGAGAAGGTGTGACAGTGCCGACCATCATCAAGGGCCAGCCGACCTCCGCTGAGATCCGCGACATTCTCGCCGCCGAGAACCGCACCGTGCTCGTCGCGTTCTCCGGTGGGAAAGATGCGATCGCTGCGGAACTCGCGCTGCAGGATGCCGGGATCGAAACCGTCCTCGCGCACCTGTACTACATCCCCGGCCGCACACCCGGGCGCACCCTCGACTTCGTGGAGCGCGGCCTGACCGATCTCGAGCAGGCGCTCGGCAAGACCGTGCACCGCTACCCGCACCCGTCGTTCTACCGGTGGCTGAACAACTTCGTGTTCCAACCGCCCGAGCGGTGCGAAGTCATCGAAGCGGCGAACCTTCCTATCCCGGACTATGCCGACATGTGGACCTTCATCCGCCGCGACCTCGGACTTCCCGATGACACATGGATCGCCGATGGCGTCCGCGCAGCCGACAGCATCGTCCGGCGCGCTTCGTTCACCCGCCACGGGATCATGAAGCCGAAAGACCGCAAGGTGTCCCCCATCGCCGACTGGCTCAAGGGCGAAGTACTCGGCCGCATCGCGGATGCCGGGATCACCCTTCCCGTCGACTACGAGCACTTCGGCCGATCGTTCGACGGAATCGACTACCGCTTCCTCAAGCCGATCAGCGAGCACTTCCCCGAAGACTTCGCGCGGATCCTCGACTGGTTCCCCCTCGCCGACCTCGAACTCTTCCGCGCCCGGATGGAGAACCGCTCATGACCCGAGACAGCTCAGGCCTCAGTGGCCCCCGCAAGCGCCCCGGCTCCGGCCGCAGCTCCGGCGGACTCTCCGGCCGCCGACAGAAGCACATCCCCGAGCCCGACCCGCTCGCCGGCGTCAAGTACACCGACAACCTCGCCACGGACGCCGCCACCGAGTTCACCGCACTCGAGCATGGCTACCGCGACCGCGCCACCGCCGAGCGCGCCCGCTTCAAGCGCGCCACCGACTCCGAGTTCTGGGTAGCCGTCTGCTTCACCACCCGCGAGGAAAAGGAAGCCTTTCTCGCCGCCGCCGGCCTCGCCCACCTCGGAGACAAGTACCTCGACGGCCGTGAAGTCGCCGCCCGCCTCGACATCGACCTCCGCCCATGAGCTACCCGGCGTCCGTCATCGACCCGCCCGTCATCATCGGCCATGTCGCGATGAGCAAGGAACGGTACGCACTGCTCACTCCCGACCAGCGCAACGCAGAGTGGACCCGCCTCATCGGCAAGCTCGACACCGGAGATCGCCCCTGGCTCCCGATCCCTTTCACCGACGACACCACCGACACCGTCGGCATGAACCTCGTCGGTCTCTGAGCCCCGAAGGGAGGTGACTCCCATGCGCAACGTCATGTCCCGTGTCCGCGCCGGCATCGCCCGCGCCACCCGCGGCTTCCGCCGCCGCACCGCATCATCCGCATCCGGCGGCCGCACGTCCGGCAGCTGACCCCACCAAGGAGAACCCGTGCGTAACCGCTCCATCGCCACCTACATCCGAGGCGGCATCAACTCCGCGGAAGGCTTCGCCAACATCATGGGCGGAACCGGATTCTCTGGACGTCGCGCAGGCACCACCCGCCGCGCAGCATCCGCCCGCGCCGGCCGCACCAGCGGCAGCTGAGAATTCCGCACAGTACGACCCAGACCCCCAGCGACCTACCACTCGTCGCTGGGGGTCTGCCATGCCCGGCCAGGCGCCGCAGCATCCCCTGACCCGCCAGGCGCGGGACCAGCAGAACAGGAAACCCCATGGCATCCGATACCAACTCGAAGGCCACCGCCGCCGAGAAGCGCAAGCAAGCCCTCGACCTCCGCCGAGCGGGATGGACTTTCGACGACATCGCCAAAGAGGTCGGCTTCGCGAACAAGGGCAGCGCACATCGAGCCGTGAAGCAGGGCATCGCCGACATCACCCGCGAGTCCGCAACCGAGCTCCTTGAACTCGAACTCGCCCGCCTCGACGACCTCATGGCCGGAGCCTACGAAGCCGCCCGCGACGGCGACCTGTTCGCCATCGACCGCGTGCTGAAGATCATCGACCAGCGCGCGAAGTTCGTGGGCCTGTACGAGAAGAAGCCGGAAGACGGCGCAGCTGAGGTCCGCGGTGCGATCGCCGGGCTCCTCGCCACCATGGCCGACGCCCTCAAGGACGACAACTACGGGCAGGTGACTGATGACTCCTCAGGCACCGAGCACGTTCCAGGCGACGGCGAGCCTCGGCCGTAATCAGGTTCGCTCACTCCACGCCTGCCTCAAGCCGGGCGCGACGTTCAACCTGTGGGAAGGCAGCATCCGGGCCGGGAAGACCTATGTCTCCGTGCTCGCCTTCCTCATGGCGGTGTCGCAGATGGAAGGCGACCTGAACGGGCAACTACTCATCGTGGGAAAGAACCTCGGCTCGATCTACCGCAACTTCTTCCAGACCATCGAGACGTCCGAGGGCCTCCGCGCTTTCCGTCACGTGGTGAAGTACCGGCAGAACGCGCCGACGGCGTACATCTTCGGCCGTGAGGTGCAGGTCATCGGCATCAACGACTCTCGCGCCGAGGGGAAGATCCGAGGCATGACCGTGCTGCTCGTCTACGTCGACGAGGCCACGGTCATCGAGGAGACCGCGTTCAAGCAGGTCCTGAACCGCATGTCGCTGGACGACTCGAAGCTGTTCTCGACGACGAACCCCGACTCCCCCGCGCACTGGCTCAAGACGGACTTCATCGACCGGATGCGCGACCTGCCCGACTGGCGCCGCTACCACTTCATGATGGACGACAACCCGTCGCTGTCCGAGACGGTGAAGGCCCGCCTCCGCTCGCAGTACACGGGCCTCTGGTATCGCCGGCAGATCCTGGGCGAGTGGGTGTCCGCTGATGGTGCGATCTTCGGCATGTGGGACCCCGCCACGCACGTCAAGCCGTGGGCCTCGCTCCCCTCGATGCACCGCCTCCTCGGCGTCGGCCTCGACTTCGGCACGAACAACCCGTCCACAGGGCTGCTCCTGGGGCTCTCGAAGGAGAAGCAGATCGACGGCCGCTACGGCTCCCGCCTGTGGCTGATCGACGAGTGGCGACACGACGCCCGCAAGTCGGAGGCCGCGTTCCTGTCGCCGTCGCAGCAAGCCGGTCTGTTCCGCGACTGGCTACGCCGCGACCACCTCCCGTACGACACCGCCCTGCAGCCCGAGTACATCATCGTCGACCCGGCCGCGCTGCACTTCCAACGCGAACTGAACCTGCTCGACATCCCGACGGCCGGCGGCCTGAACAACGTCTCCTACGGCATCAGCACGATCGCGTCGCTGCTCGCCGAACGGCAGCTCGTCGTCACCGACAGATGCCCAGGCTGGATCGCTGAGACGCCCGGCTACAGCTGGGACACGAAATCCGCACTCGCTGGCCAGGACGTGCCCGTGAAGGTCAACGACCACTCGCTCGACGGCGGCCGGTATGTCATCGCGACGACCGAGTCGATGTGGCGGCCGGCGCTGAACTGGTCGCTCGCGGCTTAGCCGAGTTCGCGGATCTGCTTCGTCAGCTCGACGAGGCGATCCTGAACGCCATCCTCACCGTCGACGGCGTCAAGGGTGAGGGTGTTCATGTCGGCCTTGATGTCGCCGTAGATCGCGTTGGAGTACTGCTGTGCGGCGAGCTCGTTCAGCTTCGACGCGGCATCGGCGACGTCGTCGGCGCTCATGGAGTCGGCATCCTGTGAGAGCACCCAGTCGACGGCTTCGTCGACCGTCGCCGCATCTTCGATCGCAACGGCCGTGACGGTTTCTCCTGCCGGAGCGGGCTCGGCATCGCTCGGCGCGGAGCATCCGGCGAGGGCGAGCACAGCGATCAGGGCAGCGGGGGCGATGAGACGACGCATGCGCTCAGCGTAGCGTCACGTAGTCTCCGGCACGTATGCCAGCACCGGCGCGGTACCGCGGGGGATCATTTCCCTGTACACCGCTCCGCTGGGGCCCTGCAGCATCTTCACGAACGTCTTGGCGCCGTCTCGTCCGATCACGACGCCGAATGGCACGCCACCTGGGGCGACCGGCTTGACCCGTCTGCGGTAGAACGCTCGCCTGATCCAGGGCCGCGCGTCATCCGCATTCTCCTGACGGCTCAGCTCATCAGCCATCGCCCCATTTCGCATCAACGGATGCCACTCGACAACGAAGCGCCGACGGTCGGCCTGTGCTGAGTACACGTATCGAACCCACGCCTGCTCCAGATCGGGGCTGGTCACGAGCAGCGTGAACGTGCTGCCTGCGCCGAGCACCTCGGGCGCCCTGTTCGTGTTGTCGATATGCGCGCGGGCACCGCACAGCGTGAGGGAGACCAAGCGAGCCGCGCCCCGACCGAAGTTGTGGAACTCGAACACGTGGAACGTGCCGCCGGCAACTGCAGCGGTTGCGATCGGCGCCCAGTCGAGCATGAACTCCGCGACCTGACGCCGCTTCACCACGAACTCGGCGGTCGCGAAGACCAACGTCGCGAGAGCGAGGACCGTCGCGATCGATCCCACTGCTGTCCAGCCATTCCACGTCCAGAACGCATCCATGCGCTGAGCGTAGCGATCTTCCCGGCGCGATGCCGGGTTGGCCCCGTGACGGGGCTCTCACAGGAAGGGCGAACATGCCCAGAGAACAGATCACCCACAACCGCATCGTCTCTCGCCCGTCGGAAGCGCCGGTCGAGTCGAGTACGCCGGATGGCGACACCATCGCACCGGCTCTCATCCACGAGGAACAGGCACGGCGCAATCTGCACGTCGGATGGAACCGCGACGCCGAGTGGGTCCAGCTCGCGGTCGACATGACGGTCGCCGAGATCCGCAGCCTCCTGGAGCACGCCGAACGCGAAGCTGCAGCAGCCGCCCGCGCTCACGAGCACATCGGCGAGTACTTCACCGAGCAGCACCAGGTGAAGGTCTGGTCCGACGTCCTGGACCGCGGCGAGGCGAACAAGGCGATCCTCGCGCTGCGCCGAGCGCGCGACGCCGCCTACGGGAAGGACGCATGATGGGCCGCCGCGACGCGATCTCCGCCGTCTTCGCCTGGGTCTTCATCGCCGCATTCGTGCTCGCGCTCTGCGCAGTCACCTTCGGCATCCGCCTCGCGATCACCGGCGGCGACGTCGGCTGCGCGTTCGCCACCGACCCCGCGCTCTGCGTCGCGGTGAAAGGTAGGTGACCGATGAGCGAGTCCGCCCACCAGTTCCCCGACGTGCACCGCGCGCTCGGCATCAACCTCAGCGACCTCGGCTGCATCATGGCCGACGTCGAGGCGATCCCGGTCACGGACTATGCGCGCGACGCAGGCCTGGACCCCGCCCGCGACCTCTACGTGTCCCCGAATCTCGCCGAGCGCTTCTGGATTGACGGGGCGGTCGGCGAGACGGGCGCGCACGTCACCCTGCTCTACGGACTCATCGAGCCGGGGCCGGTCTGGCGCGAGCTGGTCGATCAGGTCCTCGCCGGCGTCGACCTGTCCGCGGTGACGGTCGACCACGTCGGCGTCTTCGATTCGCCGTACCCCGATGAGGCGTACAAGTGCATCGTCGCGCACCTACGGATCACGCCCGAGCTCCTCAAGGCGCACGGCCGACTCTCGTACCTGCCCCACATCGACACCTTCCCGGAGTACCGGGCGCACGTGACCCTCGCCTACGTGAAGGATCAGCCGAGCGGTGTCGACTGGGCGCGCACGACGGCCGAGGCGTGGGTCCGGGCCCTGCAGCCCGCCCTCCGCGACGCTCCGCTCCCTGTGACCGGCATCGACTACGGAGGCCGGCCGTGAGCCTCGCCACTGCTACCGCTGCAGCTGGCGGGTGCCCGTTCTGCCAGATGGTGATGGAACGCGTCACCAAGGGGACGGGGATCGAGCAGCTCGGTTCGTCCGGGGTGTACCACTTCGAGCCCCTCAACCCCGTCACGCCGGGTCACCGCCTGTTCGTCCCCGCGTTCCACTACGAGCACGCCGCCGAAGCACCCGCCGCCACCGGTTCCGTGTTCGAGTGGGCGGCTTGGTGGGCGGCGAAGCAGGTCGAGGACTTCAACCTCATCGTGAACGCTGGTCCGCACGCGTCGCAGACG